GGCGGCGATGACGCGGGCGCCGCCGCCTTGCGCCTTAGTGTCGGGTTGGCAAAGCAGATAGAGCGCCAGCGTCAGTGACGTTGCCAGGATTAAGAAAGCTATCTTTCGCATCGGTGACTCCTCGTTGCCCCGGCAGCGCCGACACGTACAGTTGCCCGCCGGCCGTGCGCGCATAGTTGGGGGTGTCGGTGAGGCCGGCTTTGAGCAAGCCGGCGAGGCTTTCGATTGACTCCATGAGCGTGCGATAGTGGTCATCGGTCGGCTGTGAGGTCAGCGCGCCGTTGCGGCCGATGCCGTAGCAGTAGCCGGCGGCAAAGCCGTTGATGACCCAGCGCGCGTCTATTGAAACTTGAAGCCGGGCGATGTCGCCGGTGCGCTGGCGAAGCAACTCCCGAAGTTCGTTGCGCCCCATTTCGGGGGCGGCGCCGCGTTGCAGTTCGTCCGGTATCTTTGCCACAGCACCCCGCAGGCCAAGATGATTAAAGCCAGACCAATGATCGCCGGTAGCCAGTAGCCTGAGATTTTGCTGGACAAGGCGGGCCTCCTTGACGATGGACTCGACGGTCGCGGTCGGTTCGCCTTCGCGCACCCAATCGCGGGCAATGCGCAACGTGCCGTGCGAATACTGGCACAGCGCCGCCGTGGTGACGCCGTTGCGGGCGCCGAGACACAGGTGAGCCGGTTCGTCGCGGCGCAGCCGCACGTCGATGGCGACGTGATCGCCGCAAAATTCGCCATAGACCGCCTGACCGGCGCGCATCAACAGCGCGTAGGCCAACGCGTTCGGGCCGTCGATGCGGCCCGATGGGAAGTTGAGGAATTGCGCGCGAAGCTCCGCCAAATCCTTGGCGAAGGTGATTTCGCCGCCGACAAAAAACGGCTGCAATGCTTCGATGAAACGCATCTTGTCACGCGGCGCATTCATCGGCCGTACCGGCACCAGGGCGCCCCGGCGCAGCATTTCGTGGCGGATCGGTTGCAGCAGAAATTCGTTGAGGCCGGTTTCCTCGACGCCGATGCTCAGGCAGCGGTAATCTTCATCCAACTTGAAAATATGCGACACGATTTCGTCGGGCTTCCACAGCCCGCCGCCGCCGTCCCAAACAATCAGGCGATTGCCGATCCATGACCACACCGCCCAGCCAGTCAGCGCCGATGTTTGTTTGGTGGTGCGCGCCGGGTCGATGAACGCATAAGTCGGGTGCCACGTGCGGACGCGCGGCTCAACCTTGAACATGTCGGCGGTAAACGATTTGCGTTTCGGGTCGTCGGCGACGCACATGTATTCCCTCATGTAATCGTCCAGCTTGCCCACCGCCTCAAAGTCGCGGCGCTTCTTGTCGATCCATTCCAGCGGATAGCGCGACGGCCACGTCGGCCGCCGGTCGCCGTGTTCATCAACATACTCAATCGGAATGGTCAGGGTTTTCCAGCCCAGCCGGCGCTGCAAGGCGAACGGTAAGGCTTCGCGGTCAAGCGGCGTGGCGTTGACGCGGATGCGGCCCCACTTATCCATGGCAGGCACAACGACGCGCATGAACCAAGAAAGTGTTTCCTCGCGCGCATCAGCGTCCTTGACGTTCTCCTCCTCCTCAATGTCGTCACAGAAGCAGAAGTCGGGCCGGAAATGTAAATGTTTCGTGCCACGTAGACTCTGACCTCGCCCAAGGGCGATGATGCGGACGCCGTTGGACATGATGACTTCCGCCTCATTCCATGTGTCGCCAACGAGATCACCGAACAGGACCGAAACGAGTTCGTTGTGTTCTATTTCGTGTTTGATTGCTCGCAATCGCTCACAGGCGCGTTTCTCCGTTGAGCCGATAATCATCGCGTTGTGGAATAGCTGATAGCCGGCGCCGATCACGAACGACTCTTCGGCGATGGTCGATTTGCCGCCCTCGCGAAACACCATCGCCAAGCCATACGGGTCGCGGCTGTGCCACATGTCTATCAGGTCGCGATGGAACGGCGGCGTCTTGTCGGGATGGCGATGACCAAACAATGCTTGGTGCGCCAAGTAGCGGTCGCGCCCGAGCTTGAGGATGGCGGCTTCGGTTTCGGGCGTCATACCCAATGCACCATGGATGCAGGGTTACGCCCGTAAACGATGGAGGCGCGGCCGAATTGCAGGACCACCACGCCGTCAGCAAAACAACGGACAATCGAGGCGATGACGCGTTGCTGTTGTTCACTCATCCAACGGCACCACCTTGAAACCCATCAGCCACAGATAGGTGATGAAGCGGTCGCCGGGCGGTAGCCTGTTGTTGAACTGGCGGCCCAGGTCGCCGTCGAAATACTGTCTGACGGTTTGCAGCGCGTTGGGCCCAAGAAACTTGGCGCCCGGCGCCTTGCGCAGTTCGATGATGTCGGCCATGGCGTCACCCGATGTCGGCGGCAAACATGCGCGCCACGTTCACCACGCCGGACGGCGCGAGATTACCTTGGGGCGCCTGCCCCAGCGATACAGGATGGTGACTTGATCGTACTCCGGGACGATCATCGCGCCCGCCAACAGCCGGCGCAGCCACACCCGCCAGCGCGGTGTCGGCTGTGTGGTCAGCACCAAGCGGTCGGTCATGGTCAGTATTGCTTGCGGATGAACGCATTGAAGAAGCCGCCTTTGTCATCGGACTCGGCAAACCGCTGGGCGATGTCGGGCGGCACCCCGTCATAGCGGTAGCTGCGCCCGTTCGGGAACGTCACCAGCAGCGCCTGTTCGCCCTGCTTGTTCTCGTACTTCACATCCCAATCGTCGCTTGCCATGCCCCATTGTAACTCAAGCGGCGCTTGTGTACACTGCCGGCGTCCTGGTGAGTTACGGGTATCCTTTCTGGGAAACAACGGTTCGGACAACTGAGCCCGCCGCACCCCCTTGCGGCGGGCTTTTTCATGATAGAGTGCTGTGGGAACGGGGACGGAACGGGGCGGTTCGACTCGGCGAGGATCACAAGCCATGTCAATCGTCAAGGGATTTGGTTGGACGGTCGCGCGTCTGTCCAGCTTTTTTATTCTGGGCGGCTGTTCGCTGGTGCGCGGCTTCGATGTCGGCGTCGACACCGCGCGTTTCGAGGAAGCGGCGCCGCCGGTCGAACAACGCCTCAGTATCGGCGACGCCGAAACCCTGGAAATCCGCCGCGCCCAGATCATCCGGCAGATCGAGCAACTACAGCGCATCTTGCGCCGGACATGGAACGTCAACGAACGCGCGGTGTTGGCCGGCGAATTGAACCGTCAGCAAATCGAGCTACAGCAAATAAATTTGATGCTTGGACGCTGACGCTACCCGGCGCGTTGTTTGATCCATTCCGCAGTCGGCCGCCACGTCTCTTGCCGGGCCCGGCCGTCGCCGACGATTGTTTGTTTCCAGCCCCAGCGCAGCAGAATATCCGGCATCCGCCGGAACAGCGGCTCGACCACAATAGGCACAAGCTGGCGCTTGGCAATGTTGGTTATCAGCCGGGAGAACGCGCCAGAGCCGGGATGCCGCGCCATGATCGCGACGATACGGACCTCATGGCCCTTAACCGATGCGATGTCGCGCGGCGACCAATCGGCCGCCGGAAACCATACCCTCTCGCCGGGAAAGATCGGCTCAAAGCCGCGCTCACGCTCGCCCAGGCGGATCGCCTCAACGGGACCGAGGGTCACCAATAGTTCGGCGAGACGTAGCATTTCCTGTTCGGCTTCGGTCATCGGGTTTCTCGCAATCGTCAAAGCCCAAGGCGACGTTGGTTATGGTTTCGATGCGCGCCATGGTCAGTTCATAGCACAGCACATAGCCGCACCACAGGCCAAGCGCGAAGGTGCCGACGTATTGCAACGCCGTGAGCATGGCAAAAATCCTCCTACAAGCCCAGCGCCCGCTGTTTGAAGGTGCTGATGCCGCGATCAACAAAATTATCGTCAATCAGCACGCGATGAAACGGCACCGACGCGGCGCCGCGCGCCTTGCGCTGATTGCAGATGACCACGCTGATGCGATCCGGGCAGAAATACATGCCACGCACCCGGCCGAGTCGGCGCGAGATTTCCCGGCACGACAGGCCGTCGCGCCACAGCGCCAGCACGGCGTCGACAGGGATGCGGCGGCGGCCCTTGCGCGCCTCGCCCCTGCACCGCCACGGCCCGGCGCTAAAACCCGGTGAGGCGCGGCCCTGGACCCGATAGCCGAACATGCGGCACTCCAAATAGGCGCGGGCGTCCGTGGCTTTGAACGGTCACGATCATGCCATCCCAACAGGGGCCGCAAGCCACGTTTCGCTGCGCCGATCCGCCCGCTGACCGACGTGAACATCCCCTGCCGGTAACTGTGTCGCGGCGACCTGTGCGGCGTACACAGCGCGCCCGGTCATCGGTCGATTTTCGGACGTTAGCCGCCGCGACGGTCGAAAGCTTACCTCAAGCGCACCTTGAGCGCCAGTCACGGCTTGGCGATGGAACTGGAACTGACAACCGACACCCTCCAACCCTTGCGACGGCAGTAGTCGCGGACCCGGCCGCGCGACCAGCCGCGCATGTATCTGATAATATCGGCCGCCGCGATCACGCGATCATCATCCGCAGTGCGGCCAATGCGCAACACGATGCCCGCGTAAAAATGCGGGGCTTCAATCACGGCCAGCATTTCGGTCACGCCCTCATCGCCTCCCAGTGTTCGTCGGCGGTGCCCCCATCATTCCACCTTCTCAAACGTGACATTGAATGCGGTCAGTGGCTTGTTTGGTCGACCGTCAGGTCGCTGCGGGCGTTTTTTGCTTTGCATCGTCCACGCCTCGAATGCGGCGGCGTGATCCTCGAACCGCATCGCCTGGCGATGTCGGTGGTAAAATTCGCCTCGCCGCGTCCGTCATGGGCCTCGACATCGAAGCTTTGCAGATATTCGCCCAGCATGTCGTCAATCTTGCCGGCGAGCGTGTGCTTGACCGCATCGGCCAGCGCCGCCGTCTTGGCGTGCGGCTTCGGGGCCATCGGGCTTCCGCCCAGCCGCCACAGTCGGATGACGAACGGCATCACACCTTCTCCACCATGTCAGATGTCCTTGCCGGGCGGCCCATCAAATTTGATGACGCCGCGAAACACGGCCCGCTGGCCGGGACACAGCGTCATGCCCTGGTAAAATTCAACCACCTTGGGTGACCACGGCCAGCAGCCGGCGAGCGCGTTACTGGCGATTAGCCCCGCGCTGCTACCCGCCAACAATCCGGCCGACAACATCAAGACAGCGGCGGCAACCAAGCGGCGGCGACGGCGCAAGCCTTCGGCAACGCCAGCCTGCATCAGCGCCAGCAACAACAACGCCAGCGGATACCACTGCGTCACGCCAACTCCTCCCAAGTCGCCGCCAGTTCAAGCTGGTCGCCGCGAAAAATGAACAGCGCGTCTCATTGCAGCGTGAAGTTTTCCACTTCGGCATCGGGCGGCACCAAGCCGCGCCGCTTGGCGTCGGCAAACACGTCGTTGAAGATTTTGCGCAACTCGGCCTCGACTTCGGCGCGCTGGCGGGCATTGAAGCGGGGCTGGGAGACCATGAACAGAAACAACGCGACGCCGACATTGACGCCGGATGCAAAGAAGCTGAAACATGCCACGGCAGCGCGACCGTCGCGGAACGCGTCGAAGCCGTTGAGTGCCGTCAACGCTGCGGCGATGACGCAAAAACCAAAGGCAAAGTAGCGGTGTTCGTACACGCGTTTCAGATCTTTCATCATTCGGGAAACCCCTCTGCATCGGCATTGAGACATTTCATCGCATCCTGCCGCCACTGATATTCGAAAGAACCAGGGCGGCGGAGGCCCGCGCGCAAAACCAGCACTATCAAAATCCAAATGCCGCGCAAGACCAATGACCTAAATTCAAGCTCAGGCGTACTCATTTCTTGGCCTCCCAATCGTCGCAGGTGTCCTCCGGGTAGATCAGGCCGGCAACGTGGGTGCAGGTGCCGGCCCGGTTTCGTTCCGGCAAAAACATCGAACAGGTGCGGCAATAGCCGGCCTCTTTGGAGCCGCGCCGATAGTTCACCGTCACCTTGGGCACCTTGTGGCCCGGCTTATCGTCCGGTTGGCGGGTCAGGCTGCGGCTCACGGCACCCCCACACTGTCCAGATGATCGTAGAATCTTATCTTGGCCTCAAGCTCGCTGACCCGGTCGAACGTCGCCCAGCCGCCGCATTTGCAGGCGGCGACCATGCGGCCATCGTGACGGCCGATCAAATGACCGGGGCCGCAGGCGAACTCATGATCGGGCCAGCCGCGCGGCGGCGGCAACTCGATTTCTTTCGGCTTCTCCTTGCCGCCGGTACCGCGCTCACGCTCGCGGCGCCAGCGTTGCCAGCGGTCGCGCTGGGCCTGCGACATGGTGCGGGTGTGCATCGGCCTAACCACTGCGGTTGATTTCCTTGTCGAGTGCGCGGAGCACCAACGTCGCGTCATAGTGATTGCGGCGCTGCCGGGCCTTGCGCAGCAGCCGATCCGCCTGCGCCCGGTCCTGGCTGCACTCGATTTCGCGCAGCACGTCCATCGCCTTCCTGTTGGCGGCGTCAAGGCGACTGCGCCAGCCACGCAACACGGTGAGCGTCATTGCTTTCAATCTCCTCGCATGGTTGTGCGGAGATCAATCCTTCGCTGGGCGCTGGCCTCGACCTTGCGCAGCAAGCCGCGCGCCACCCGCAGGGTGTGAAGCTCACAGCTATTGGGCGCCGCGTGTTCGATAGCCTCATCGACCGCATAGAACGCGGTCTGCACCCGCACCAAAACCTCCGTGGCCTGCGCCCTGGTCAGCGGCGCGTCATAGCGGATCGTCACCGCTTCCTCCGTGGCCGCTTGCGGCTCCGCTTGGTCAGCCGGCGCTCCCGCGCCACGAACTTGGCCCGCAGGTTCCCGGCCATGACATCCATCGCGGCGAGCACCACGGCCGGCTCATGGCCCAGGTCGATAAGCCCCATGGCGAGCGCGGTGAACGCGATCATCGGCGTCTCGGCGCGCTGCCTGTCCTGCTTGGTGAGTGGCATCTGTGCGCCTCCTTGTGGGCTCAAGGTACGCTTGATAAGTCATAGGTCAAGTTTTGAAATCGAATGCGGTTGCGGGGGAGGCGGATAAAAATTTAACTTGGCCCTGGCGGGGAGGGCCCGTTCCTGAGTTCGGCGGCGCGGCGGGCCCGATAGGTCAACATCACTGACGCCTCGCCACCAGGGCGCAGCGTCCGCCCGCCCAGCGACACCACGGAGGCCCGATCCATGCCACGGAAGACAGCCCGGTCATACGGCATGACCAGCAGAGCAAACAAAAACAAACGGTTATGCGGCGCACGACTGGCAAAGTCACCTGGACGGCTTGCCAACGCCGCAGCGCGGGGCCCTGACGCGTTGGCAAAGTACCTGCGGCGATCCCATTGCCGCAACCGTTGCGCCGCTGGGCGGACACGCTGCCGCTACCATGGCGGCGCCAGCACGGGACCAAAAACAGCAGAGGGACTTGCACGGAGTGCAAACAATCTTAAACGAGCTTGGATTATGCGCCGAAAACACGCCGCCGCACGCCGTGCAATGAAAGCGCAGCAAGAGTCTGCCGCAGGCAGAGTCGCCGACACATCGCGAGATGGCGAGACGGAATGACCAAGCCGAAAGGCTCTGCACCCGCCTGCGCTGCCTTCGGCGTGCTCGGCGGCGCGATAGGTTTGTGTTGCACAATGTGCAATGGCGGGAAAAGGCGGAGAGATCAGCAAGTGACTGACAGCTTGCGCCATGTCAGTGAAGGATTGAGCATACCACAGGGTTTCGGTTGCATCGCGTCGCAGCAAAAACCCTGGTGCGATGGCCCTTTGTTTTCATTGCCAAACAAACTTTCGGTTCCGTGCATTTTCCCTCTTGACACGCTTTCTTGAGGTTTTGACTTCTTTAGCAATATCAACGCGTTAACCTCTGTGACACGCGGCGCGGCGCTAACCGTAACGCGTGACGCTTTGTGACGCTTTGTTACGGTAATTGCATTTGTAACCATTGCCCCCTGGTGGCTTGCACAACGTGCAAATAACGCTTGGTTCCGCTTGCACAACGTGCAATAAATGGGGCTGCGGCGCTGCTGCCGCGCAACCGAAAGGAACCAGCAATGATAACCACCATCGTCACCAAGCCGCGCCGCAAAGGCTACAGCATCAAATACCGCTGTATCCTGACTGGCGCCGACATCACGCGTATTCTGTTTCTGCACACCGAAGCGGACGCATGGGAAACAGTGCGGCGGCATATCCCGCCGCAGCGCCGCAACTTTTTCCGCATCATCGAAACACGTTTGGCGACTCCTGCTGAAATCGCCGAACACAAGGCGCGCATCGCCGCGCTGTAATCACATCAAACAAAGGAACACCAAATGACCAAACAAACAAATCACGACACTTTCGCGCTGCGATTTATCGGACTCTGTGAACAGATGCGCGAGTCGCGTCCGATGCTGCCGCACAATATCTGCGATCCGGTTATGATTGTTATCGGCGCGATTGAAGGTCAGATAGATCGGGCCATCCGCAACACCAGCGATCCAATCGAAAAGCGGATGTATGAAGCCAAGCTGAAACAGCTTGCCGCTGCGTTCACCGCCTATCAAAACGCGTTCACGATCTAACCGTCCCTGCTGGGACATCAAACAAACAAAGGAACCGATACCATGCAAGCCTACTCAAATCCCAAGCGCAAACATGACCCGCACGCGTTGCCCGATCTGGAAATTTTCCACCTCACCGCGTCCGAAGTAGCCGAACGTGATGAGGACCTGATTTACGAATACATCAAGCGCCACGAATACCGCTTGGCACCAATGAACAGCCGAGTCCGCGAACAGATGTTTGATGCGATGATCGCTGAAAACAACATCACGGGCGGATGGTTTTATTGGTACTGCTTTCCCGGCTGTATGCCCGACTCCGATGCCTACGGCCCGTTCGAGTCGGCAGCGGCGGCCTTGCAGGATGCTCGCGACAACGCGGCGGACGATTTCAGCGACAACGAGGAGGGCGAATAGATGGCCGCGCAAATCCCAACCAATGCGCAATGGTGGTCGACGGGCAGTGGCCGCATTGAACTTGCCATCACCATGGATGACGCCCACTGCGGTTACCACCAGGGCGCTTGCGATGATGATGTAGAATCGCTGTGCTGCGTGCCGTACATCGCCGAACAATTGGCTCGTATCGACTCGTGGCGGCTATGTGAGGAATTGAAAGAGTATGGCGCATGGGATGGTGATGAACTTGCCGACCATGACCAAAATCTGCGCCGCGTGCTGTGGTTGGCTTGCGGCGATCTCTGCGACCAGCAAACGGAGGAGGAATAAGCCATGCCATCGTTTGTCAAAATCTATGACCGTCATGGTTGGCAAGTCACGTCATACGGCAACGGCTGGGCGTACAGCTTGGTCGATACCATGTCGCGCAAATCGGCGTGGTTTCAGGATGATGACGCGCAAGCCTTCCGTGACAACACCATGGGCCCCGACGGTTTTTTTGTTGATGCCGTCGAGGACCGTTTCGCTGATTACAGCGACATCATGCAGAGCATTGGACAGTGACTCATTGCGCCGCGCGAATGCGGCGCGTTTGGGCAATTTGCCACAGTGAACTAAACCGGCCCTGCTGGGCCACAACACAAAGGAACCGAAAATGAAAATCGAACTGTACCGCGACGAGGCGAGCGACGCGACGCTAAACGCGCAACGCAATCTTTCGTGGCGCACGCACTTTGTTGATGCTGATACGCTGCGGTTTCACAAGTCGCGCGTGATGTCGTCACACGTGACGGATGGCGGCTTATTGTTTGCTGTTGTCACGTCCGACTCGCTCAACTTTGAGAACACGCGGCGTGGCTTTCGTTTTGCGATCTTTGATGTGTTCGGGACCTGCCTGCAACGTCCCGAACTGGAACAGGCTTTCCGCACCCGTCACCAAGCTACCAAGGCGATGTGGGCGGCGCTTGGTGAAACCGACGCACACGCGGTGACGGTTGCGGGCATCGCTCAGGCGGAGCGCAACTTTGCGCGCGACATTGCCGAACTGCGGCAGGCCATGGCGGCTCACTTCAAAACCGATGCCGCGTGAAAACAGGCGGGCCCCGGAGTCTGCTGCCTCCGGGGCCCTATCGTTGTCGGCAATGCCGACCAAGGAACCAAGCCAGCCAGCATCAACGCGACAACGAATGGAAGCGACAATGAAAGCGAAAGAGTACAACAAGCTTTTCGATGATCTGAAAATGAACCCGCGATCCAAGGCAGCGGCCGATTTGCTGGGCCTTTGCCTTCGCTCAACTTATCACTATGCGGACGGCCAGCGGGAGGTCCCGGAACCGGTAGCCAAGCTGTTGCGGCTTATTGTGGCCTGCCATCGCAAGGGCCTGCTGCGGCTCACGGGTGCGGCATGATGCGCGGTACACCACGCGCGCCGCGCCGCTGGGTCTATACCGCCTGCCTGTTCCTGCTGGCTTGCGTGCTGGCAGTCACGGCGGGGCTGCTGGTGGGCCCGGAACGGCGCCGGCATCGTCACAGGCGGTAGCCTGTGACGACGCACCAGCGACCACGACAACGGGCCCCACAGTGGGGCCCGTTTGCATTTGGGCGGCGCCCTGGTGCAGCATCGTCCGCCACCAGCGAAAGGGACCTGCGCCATGCGGCTTGCTGATCTTTGCCTGTGCGTATCAGGCGGCTTGTTGTCGGATTTGTATTTCAACCACGAACATCCGGCCTATGACGCGGCCTATGCGGCGCACCAGGGCGCGGACGATGGCGGGCCCACAGGTGAGGAGATCGAACGCGCCGCCCTGGCGGACGCGGCGGAGTTCGTGGCGCTGTACATCCAAGGCGACGCGGCCGATCCAGCCGCCGCCGCCCGCGCGCTGGCCGATGACTTTCTGCATCGACTGTGATCGCGATTGACGCGCCAAAATTTGCAAAAATCCGCAAACCGGCGGGCGATTCCGCTATTGCTTGGTCATCCCCGTGACCGTCTCGGCTTCAAGCTGGAACGCGCATTTGATTTCGGCGGCCGGTATATAGGCGTTGAGGGTGCCGTCGAGGCAAAATCCCTGAGTGCGGACCTGCAACATGAAATTGGCAAAGGTATTGCCTTCGGCAATCGGGAAGTCGATCCACTTTTCCGGGGTCAGCGAGTAGAACAGGCGGGCGAGTTTCATGCAGACTCCTTGTGTTGCTGGCGATAGCGCAGAATGTCCAACAAGTCGCGCGGATCGCGATGGAACAGAGTATCATTCTGCGGAACAAAAAACGCCGGGCGATTGCCAACCGGATCGCGCCAGTATTTTTGCCGCGTGCAACTGCCGCCCCATTCCCAACCCAACAGCACGTAGCTGGGATGCGGGTCCGCCAGCACCAATAGGTAAGCGCGATCCGTGCGCAGCTTGGCCTTTTGTACGACAAGACAATGGTGTGCGCTTTCGATGCCCTTCACGTCGATGAAGCCGCCCAGGTCCGGCTTGGCGGACTGATAAAGATTCCAACCGACCGGTCTGTAACAAAGGTAAGCGGCACATTCGCAACGCGCGCCCTGAATGTGCAGCGCCAAGGCTTTCTCATAATCAGTCGGCGCGTTGTTGGCTTCCTTGTAGCCGCGCCCAACCGCATCGGCTTGCCGCCGCCGCGCAACCGCATCAGCAAATGCAATATGGTCGCTTTGTAGCGTGATACGCAACTACGTCAGGTCCGCCAAGGTTTCGATGATCTTGCGCCGGGTATCGGCGTCGAACGGCCGCAACACGTCGGCGATGTCGCGGATGGCGTCGAGTGGATCGGGATTGACCAACGCAACCGACTGCCGCAACGCCTCGCGTAGCTGTGCGCTGCTTTGCGATGTCGGTTCGGGCCAGTGTTCGGGCTTGGCCTGCGGTTCGGCCGGCGCCCCCGGTGCGTCATGCGGTGTCGGCTTGGTCGCGCCCTTTGGCGGTGCCGCGCGCAATGGCGGCGCGGCGGCGCGCTCTGCGTTGTCGCGCTGCGGGTCGTAGACTTTTTCGTTCACAGCTTGGCGCTTTCCAGCCGCTTGTCGCGGGCTTTGGTTTTGCGGGATTGACCGGACTGATTAAGGCCGATGGCGATGGCCTGCGCCCGCGACTTCACCGGCTTGTCGCTCTTGCCGATTTTCAGGTCGCCTTCCTTGTATTCGCTCATGGTCTTTTCCATCTTGGCTTTCTTGCCGGCCTTGGTCTTTGGCTTCGCTCTTGCCATGGTAAAGCTCCTCGTTGGGCCGCAGTGCGCGGCGGGTGAAGGCGTCAAACTTTGGCATCGGGAATCTTCGCCCATGCTTCGGCGCCGCAGATTTTGATAAGATCGTCGGTCGACAAACCGCGCGGCGCCTGTGCGGCCGGTTCGGGCCACGGATATTTTTGTTTCAGTTCGGCGTATGACAGACGCGACCCCTCGCCGCCGGCATCGCGCAACGTCTGCGCTGCGGCGATGCGAGCCTGCCGCGCGGCATCGTCATGCAGCGACGCTGCCTCGCGCTCGCACCATTCGATCAAGTCGGCGGGCACGGGTAAAAATTTTGCGGTCTTGCAGATGCCTTGCAGCGGAGCGCCGGGCCGGATCGGGAAGTCGGCACAGCGTTGCGCGACCGAGCGCGGGAAGCTCATCAGCGTCGAGGCCAGCGAGCCGATGTAGCCATCGCCCGCGCGGTAGCCGCCGTTGGGGAAGCGATCAACAATCGCGCCGGCCGCTTCAATGGCTTCCGAAATTGCCATCCTCTCCGCCAAAATCTGTTGCACGCTGTTCCGCGTCGCGGGCTTGTTGCGCAAGCTCGCGGGCGCGCTCGCCAAGGGTTTGAGGCTTGCCATGCCGGCCTCCGTTTTTTTGGTACGGCGACGTACACCAATTGCGCCATGCCGCGCGCCAGCCGCGCGCCCCGCAGTATTTAGCGCCGTGCGCTTCGGCGTGGTCGAGGAACCGCTGCGCCTCCGCCTGCGCCCGATCCATCGACCAGCCCAAGCCGGTCGCATAGCTCAGGTCCGGCATGAACTCCGGGGTCAATTCAACCGGCAGTGATTGTCGGCGCTTGCGCTTGGGTTCCGGTTCCGGGGCGTCACTTGTGACGCTTTGTGACGCTTTGTGACGCTTGCGGTCGCGATAACGCTCCTGACGTTGCGCGCCGGGTGTTTGTTGTGGAACAATGGCCCGTTCGATCCGTTCAACCGCAGCGATAAGGTCATCACCGGTCACGCCGGCCGCCATCAACTCGCGTAATGCTGCGGTGATGACCAAACTCATGCGACCGCCCGCGTCAGTTCGGTGACCAAATAAAACCGTCCGGTGATGCGGGGCTTACGGCGGATGCGGTAGTCGGTTTCGACCAGCCGATCATTGATGTTGCAGATGTGAGTGTGAACAACGTTGCACGCTTTTTGTCGTGGCTTGCCGGGATAGACCGCAGCGATAAGCGTTTCCATGTCGACGCCGCCAGGGTGTCGCGCAATCACATCGAAGATTTCGATTTCGGTGCGGCGCAGGCGAACGCCGCAACGCATTCGCATCGGCTGACCACAGTGCGGGCATTTATCCAGCGGCTTCATCGTGCCCCGATCCTCCCGCCCCGGTTCCGCGCGCCAATCACATTTGCGTCAATCCCGCTTCACGGAACTGTCAAGCTTCGCTTTAATGTCCGCCATCCGACACAGCGCGCCGACAGCACAACGGGGTTGACCGATGGGCGAAGTAGTTTGTTTCCCTCAGTCCGGGTACAGGTCCGGCCGCAGTTCCGTGCGCGGAACACCGGTCGCCTTTTCCACGTCGAGGACGCGCAAAGGCGGAACCTCATTCCACTGCGACACAGCTTGCACCGATAGCCCGAGAAACTCGGCGAGCGCCGATGGGCCGCCTACAGCAATAATCGCGCGCTTCAAAGCGGCCACGCGGCCTTTGCGGGTCAACCGGACTACCATGGCGCCCGACTCAAGCACCCCTTTAGTCACTGGTCAACTTGACGGCCCTTGCCTTCATCAAGCCGAGGTTTATACTACCCACATGAGAATTGGCGAACGCATTCGCATTGCGCGAACAAGGCTTGGAACTCACGCCACGCAAAAGTGGCTGGGCGATCAACTGCACATTACCCCGCAGGCCATCAGCGAATGGGAACGCGGCAACGGCGAACCGGAGCCCGACAAGTACGTGATGATCCGCCGCGCGCTGCGGATCACGTTTGCGTGGCTGCATACCGGGGCTGGCGACTGCCCTGGTGAGCACGATCCGCGCGTTGCCCATGATGACAGCCAAGACGGAATGGCCGCCCCACGGCCCCGCGTGCGGATTAGGATGGGCCGCCCGAAGTTGAACGGCACGGCGATCCGATCCGGCAAGAAGGCGCCCCGCGCCTCAAGCCGGGCTTGACCACTGACTCAATGACGGCTTGAGTAGCCTCCTACCCCGTGTAGGAGGTTTTATGGGTTTCCGCGTTCCCTTGGGCTGGTGGATCGCAGCGACCAGGGACGAACGCGACGCCTTGGCGGCTGCACACCCTGACCTGTACATCGACGCAACCGATCTGAGCGCCGCGCTGGCCGCCGACACGGCGGCGACCCATCAATTCGATCATGATCGCTATCGCGAGGAACTCGGCATGACCGAGCGCGACTATGACGATTGGACGCGAGGCGGCGGATGAAAATGCTCAAAATCGACTCGCATGGCGACGGGCACACCGAGGTTGAACTTTGGTTCGATGTCGAAAACGAATGCGACATTGACGACATTATCGAATGGCTGCGCTGGGCAAAGTCCATCATGCGGAAGTGGAAAAATCTGCGGAACCCAGAATGACCGACATCATCACCGCCAAGGACAAGCTTAACTGCGCCAAGCGCGAACTCGCGTTCCGCAAGCGGGTCTATCCGCACTACCGCGCCAGCGGCAAAATGTCGGCCGGGCGGATGGTGCATGAGATCGCCTGCATAGAGGCGATGATTCACGACTACGAAATCGCGGTCGAGGAGGAGAAGCGCCATGGCTGACACAGCGACCGCCGACAAGGTTGCGACCGAAACTGACGTACCACGCGAGGCGCCCGCGCCGCAGTTGCCGGCGACACAAACCCGCAAGCCGCCGACGCCGCGCAACCGCGCCACGCCGGTCTATGCCGCCAGCATCGCCAAGGCGATCCTGAAAGTGTCGCAAGCTGTTGGCGTGATACAGAAGGAAGGCAAGAACACGTTTCAGAATTACGCCTATGCCAAGTGGGAGGACATCAACGAAAAACTTTCGCCGCTGCTGGTCGAAAACAATCTTGTGCTGATCCAGGCCGAACAGTCGCGCAGTCTGCTTGAGGAAAACGACAAGGGATCGGTGCTCGCCATCGTCTATGAAATGACATGGATGAACGCCGAGACTGGCGAGACGTGGCCGCCGGTGCCGTGGACCGGCATCGCCCGCTTGCGCGACCAAAAGGGCGTCACCGATGACAAGGCCGCCACCAAATGCGCGACGCAAGCCGAGAAGTTTTTCTGCGTCAAACAATTCAAGATCATCATTGACGATGTGCCAGTCGAGGACACCCACGCGCTGCCCAAGAAAAACGCCCGCGACATTTACGAGAAGATGCAGAAGGAAATCGACAACACCGCATCTGTGATGGCGTTGGACGAATGGGGTTCAAGCAACAACGAACGGCTCAAGACGCTGCCGCGCGATTGGCAGGGCATCTTGCGCGAACGCTTCAACGAAAAGCGCGCCGACCTCGAAAACGAAATGCGCGAGTTTGAGAATTACGACAAGGAAACCGGCGAGGTTAAGGATGGCTGACGACAGCGCCCCGCCAACCCCGCCAACTGGCCGCAAGCACCGCACCGGCCTGTTCGTCACCGACGCCGAACTTGTCGAACGGTTGGGCGTGCCGGCACGAATCGCGCGGCAGGCGCTGCGCACACTGGACGGCGACCGCCGGCAAGGATTCCCGCAAAAACAAGGGTTTTGGGGCGGTCGCCGGTACTGGCCGGCATGTAAAGAGTGGCTTGATGCCCGATACGGAAATGGGCTATTCTCGCAAGGTAAGAAACCTTGAGGAGATACCACCATGACGAACAGTCACGACAAGCCAAAAATCGACAACGCGCCGGGGCTGATCTGGCGCAAGTCCGCCAACGGCTGGACCGCGACATGGCAGTGCCGCACCGACATCGCCAAGCGCAAATTTGTTCCCAAGAGCGAGCGTATCCTTGTCTGCGGCGACACACCGACGCCGAGTCAAATCGAACAAATAAAAGATCGCTGCAACGCGTTGCAGCGCGCGATGTTGGAGTTTGCTAACGGCGGGCCCCCGCCGGCCCCGACCGGCTTCGATGGTTCGATCAAGAGCCTTGTTATCTTGTATGAAGCAAGCCGGGCTTACAAAGATCGCCGCTTGTCAACACGGCAAAATTATGCGGCGCTCAACAAAACACTCGTTGACGATCACGCCACGTTTCGCGCCGCCGACATCAAGCCAAGCGTGTTGGATGCTTGGCGCGAAACGTGGCTTGCCAAAATCCGCGACGGCGAGCGCGCCAAGCGCGACGGCGTTACCGGCGAGTCGATGGTTGGGCAGAGACTTTCCATGGTCAACATCTTGCTTGGTTTCGGCGCTGGCTATCTTGAAGATGACGGCTGCGCCGTCGCGCTGCTGAAACTCAAGCGGATGCCGAAACAGAAAATCGCATCCGTCGAGGATGACACCAACAGCCCTGCCGACGAAAATTTTATGACAGCGGCGCAGTCTGATGCGATCCGGCGCAAGGCACACGAAATGGGTTACCCCGTCATTGCGCTGGCGCAGGCGATCCAGTTTCAAACCGGCCTGCGTCAGAAAGACATCATCGGCGAGTGGGTGCCGAAGTCCGACCCCGGCGTGAGTGACATCGTGCGCGGCGACCTCAAATGGATGCGCGGCCTGCGCTGGAATAAGTTTCGCGAGGTTGGCGACAAGCTGATCTTGGATGTTAAAACATCCAAGACCGGCGAACGATGGGCAGGCAACGTCCGCCTATCCAATGCGATCATGGCGGAGCTTGCACGATTGCCGCAACCGTTGCCGTCCGCCGGCCCCGTTATCGTCAATTCAGCGACCGGCCTGCCTTACGATGCAAGTGGCTTTCGCAAGTGTTGGACCAAGATCAAGAAGGCGGCCGGCGTGCCGGATAGCGTCAAGAATCGCCACAACCGCCACGGCGCCATTACCGCCGCCATCAACGCCGACGTGGCAACCAAAAAGGTGCAGGCGTTTTCGACGCACGGCAGCGAACAGATGATCCAAAATCACTACTGGAAAGGCAGCAACGCGGCGATTGATGAAGTGTTGGCTGCGCTGAACAAAACCGAGACGGAATAGTCGTAAAACGCACCGCGAACGCGGATGACTGGCAAATGACTGGCAGGCCGAAAAACTTCAACGAAAACAACGGCAAAATCGCCATCCTACAAATATGTCGAAACGGAAAACCTCAGTTACTTCAATGTCGTTGCCAGTCATCCGCTTCGCAAATTGGACACATGAGCTTGCTCAAATAGGTTAGTGTCATAAATGAACAAGCGCGAGCGCACGCACATCACTGCCTGCGGCGACCGCTTCCGCCGGGCCCACAGCGCCGCTGCGATGGTGGTGTGGCGCGACAGCCATCTGATCGGCCTTGACACCGTTCGCGCACCCTTGGCCTTCTGGGCGGCGATGAAGGGCACCGGGTATGAAAGCGCCCGCTACGTGCCGCCGCCGGTCCCGCCGGGCGGCCCGACCGACTTCTATGACGTGGTGTCGAAACTGTTCGACCGCGCCGCCGACGCCGCAAGGAACACGCCATGACCCAGCCGCTGCCGCCGCTGCCGATCCGCATCGTCAAGCTGCCCGTCGACCATCGCGGCTTTCCGGTGCCGTGGTTCGTGCAGTGGTTCAAGGACGGCGAGCCGACCAGCTACGGCGACGGCGAGCCGGATTTCCGCGTCATCGACGCCCGCAAGATACCGGTCGCGGTCAATCAAAATCGCTGCTGGGTCTGCGGCGAGACAATGGGTGTCCACAAGGCGTTCGTCATCGGCCCGATGTGTGCGATCAACCGCATCATCAGCGAGCCTCCGAGCCATCTGGATTGCGCGATCTTCTCGGCGACGGCGTGCCCGTTCCTGACGCGCCCGCGCATGAGGCGCAACGAGAAAGACTTGCCAGAGCAAGGCGTGCCGGCGGCTGGGCTGCATATCGACCGCAACCCCGGCGTCATGTGCGTGTGGGTGACACGGAGCTACAAGCCGTTCCGGCCGCACGCCGGCAATGCGGGCGTGCTGTTCGCGCTGGGCGAACCGGAACGAACGATTTGGTACACGCAAGGCCGTGAGGCGACGCGCGCCGAAGTGATGGTCGCGATTGAAAGTGGCTACCCGCTGTTGCAGGACATGGCGGAGCGCGAAGGCCGCGAAGCCATCGCCGCCCTCGCCCAGCAGCGCGACCGCGCCATGCCATTGTTGCCGGCCGGTTAATTCGCGCCAATGTCGGCCATCAGACAAAGTTCCAGGCGGCGAAGGCGCCGCCTGTTCCCGTTTGAATTGCGGTTGATATTCCTGTAAAGCTTTCCTTTATAGGCTTTTGAGAGGGTACAACGATGGCAAAGCTTTTTGAAATCGTCCTCAAGGTTGAGGATACCGACGTGATCGGGGCATTGCGGGTGCTGCACCGGATGCCGTGGGCAAAAGACATCGAAGCGGATTTTACTCAACTGCTTCCGAACGGGCAGGGGCGCAAGCGCCAGGGACGCGAGCCGCTGGCCCTGCCCCCGCCCAGCCGGGCAAATCGCAAGCCGAAAAAGACAACCAAACATGGCGGCGAAACCGGCGCCAAGTTTTTGCTTCGGACGCTGGGCGCCAACGGGCCAATGACGCAAAAACAAATGGAAACGGCTTTTGAGCGCGACGGCCGCGCGCCCGGTTCGGTCCCATCATCTTTGCACTTATTGCAGCATTCGAGTCTACTTAAAAAGGCGGACGAAAATCACCTTTACGCCCTCACCACCAAAGGCCAAGCACAAGTCAACCAAAAGAAGGAATAACCCATGGCGCGCGTGTCGCTCTATCGGACATATCGCTTCATTGATAAGGACCCACTTATCGACGCGCTGCGGTCAGTCGTGCAGCGCGAGGAACATCTAAAAAATTCCGACGTTCATGCGGTCAGCGGCGTTGCGACGGCAACCCTCGACAATTGGTTCGATGGCACCACACAGCGGCCGCAGAATGCGACCGCAACCGCCGTCACCGCCGCGCTGGGCTATGTCCGCCACGATGAAATGAAAGCGGACGGCACGGTCGTACCCGGCTACAAAAAGGCGCGCGACATCGACCCGAAAGAGGAGGCCGAGAAGCAAGCCAATTGGCTGTTGCGCACCGCCGAACAGCGGGCAAGGCAACGGAAAAAGAAAACCAACGGACACAAAACATGATCCGCGACCTCGCCCTGATCGTCGCGGTTTGGGCGTTGCTTTGCGTGGCGATCATCGAACTGGAATGGTTTCCGGCAATTTACGGAGGAGGAGTGTGGTGGTGACGATGCTTGAACTGTGGCGCTTCCTGCGGGTGCGCAAAAAATTCTGGCTGCTGCCGATCATCATTATCTTGTTGTTGTTCACCCCTCTTTTGATCTTCGGGGGCGGGCCCGCGCGTTGGGTCGACTACTTCTATCCGCTTGGCTTCAAGGATCAAGAGTTCGGCGGGCACCTTGCCAAAAAGTAGGTTGCACACAACCGAGTAATTCATCGTTTTGGAAATTTGTTTGCTTGTTGAATCAGAGGCTGACTTGGCGACTCAACCGTGTTTGGAAGGGTCGCCATTTTTTTCGTGTTAGACTCTCGCATCGTCAAACAACGGAGCGAGACATGGACGACAAGATCACCAAGCGACTTGAGAAACAAAACGCCGAGCTATCGCACATCGCCGACAGTCTGGAACGCTGGCACGCCAAGTTGAGCCGCGCCGTTGCGGCCATCGATAAGCTGCGGGCACGGAAAAAGCATCTTCTCAAGCCGCGTAAGTTGACCCGTGAGGAAGGCGCCAAGGTCAAGCTAACCGCCGCCGAGTGGCACAAAATCCGGGATCAAGAGTTTAGCGACGATCTTGCCCAGCTTTAATTGACCGCCTTCAATTCCTCTTGCTGAATGATCTTCAACAAGTCGGGCAAACGATCAAGGGCACGCTTGCGCAATTCTTGGTCGTTGACCCGCCCCACCAATGTCAGCACCGTCTGCGCCGCCGCGCTCTTGGCCCGCACGATGCCCGCGAATGTCGGATCGTTGCCGGATCGCGGCAGCGGGCGCTGCAAAATCTCATTGCACCAATCGAGCGACAGACGCGCGCCTTCTACGAGTTTGGTCGCGAGTATTCCATCGCCGTCGCGAAGCCATGCGTCTGAATCTTCGGCAACTGCTTCGCCAGCTTCTTGCCGATGTCCGTCCGCCACATCGGCGAGTTGGGGATTATCAGCTTGTCGAGGCGGCGGTAGCAGGTCAGGGCCGCGTCTTTCACGTTGTCGCTCACCGCCGTCATCACGCCGATGTAATCCCCCGCCGTCACCGGCATCGGCGTTTTCAGGTACTGACCGCCCGCGACCTGCGGCACGTCCTCGCCGAGCTTCATCTCCCCTGGATGCCAATGCTTCCATAAGGCTTGTGTCAACCCGTAAATCGGAATCCCCACCACTTCCCGGCGGGTCAGGTGGCTGTACGGGTAATCGGGAATCGACAGCACCACGCCCACGGCGATCTTGTCCATGATCCAGTTTTTTTGATCTATCCCCTGCGCCAAATTTGCGAGGCATTCCGCGAAACTCCCGTTATACAGCGGCTGCTGAATGTTGAGCGTCGGCCAGCCGGGGCGCATGGTGAACTCAAGCGGCCACGGCTGGCCTTTGTCGTCAATGATGGTGTTGACATCAACATAGCCGACGTAATCGAGTTTGTGCAGGGCGTCGGTCAGTGGCTCAAGCACCTTGCGAGCGAGCTTCGATGCCTTGACCACGCGCAACACCGTGCCCTGTTCGCCGGTCGCCACGCCGAGATCGCCGTTCATCAACTTCTTGAACTCGAAATTTTCGCACCAGCCGGCGCTGAAACCGTGCGGCCCGAACCAACCGCCGACCGCCATTTCGGTGCCGCCGACAAACTCTTGCAGGATGAATGAGCTTTTCAGCTTGCCAAGCTTTTTCCATCGCTCAAGCATATACACCATATCGGACGGCGATTTGCTGACATACGATAGCGCCTTATCCTCGACGTTGCCGGACGGTTTCGACACAAAGCGTTCATCACGCCTTTTGACGTGAGCGATTGCCGAGTCGTAGTCGGTAAATTCCTTGCCGGCTATCGTGGCGATGCCGGCTTTCTTGAACACATCCTGCCCTGCCTTGCGGTCGATTTCCCATTGTGCCGCCTCCTGCGACGGCGCGATCACGGCGCCGCCATGCTCCTTGCGAAACGCGTCGAGGTCCCGCAGGTACATGGTATTGTCGCTGCAAAAGATGCAATCCGACCACAGCAACCACTTCTGATATTCGGGCACGATGTCAATCAGGCCGCGTCCGACGTGTTCGGTCTTTGGCGTCTGCCGGATGAACCATTTCACTTCATGGCCGGCGGCCTGTTCGCGCAAGCAAAAATCCAACGCATTGCCTTGCACGTCGATAACGAGGAGGCGCATTACTGTTGCGGGCCGCCGTACTGCGGTGCGGCCTCCTCCTCGCTGTCGGGCGGCGCTTCGCCGGGAATGCCAAGTTCGCTGATGGCGCGGCCGACCGCCGCCTGCGCCGCCATCGCCTGCACCTTGAAACGCGCCTTGTTGTAGGTTTGCGCCAGCTTGGTGGCGCGCTGCCAGTCGGCGATGCGTTGCGTCACCAGCGGTAGCTTTTCGGCGATGGTCTTGGCTTCCTGCGCGCCCTGTAGCACGGAGGCCATGCGGCCGGCGGCGACCACGGGCACGATGCGCGCGACGCCGTGCAGGCCGCCGTGTGCCAAGCCGCCGCCGATAATCAGGCCGATGTAGTGACTGATCTTGTCGGTCAGCGCCTTGGCGAAACCCTCATCCGGGCCGCCGCGCGTGATTTCGACTTGACGATGCAGTTGCGCGAAGCGCCGCAGCATGTCGCGCTGTTCCGGCGTGTAAACCACGTTCGCCATTTCGCGACCGTCGCCGTCCAAAAATCGTTCGATCCGTTCGGCGACTTTGCGCGGCTTATTCCATTCGCCCTGTGTCGGCGTCACCAACTTCTCAAAAAGTCCCTGCCGCGTCGCCGCCCATTCGTGCGAGTGTTCGCCGAAAATACCCTTGAGCCGCTTGAGCACGCCAACGTTGGTGCCGCGCGCAATCGCCGTGTCGTTGCTGCCATAGGCGAAGTTGGCGACATCGTGCCCGGTTGCCATGGCGTCAGTCTTGTTGCCGATGATCTGTTCAACGATGTTGCCAACCGGCGTGTTGCGCCGGCCGCCCGAATAGGTGCCGCGGTACTTCGCCCACATCTTGCGCGCATTATTCCATGCCTGTACGGCGCGCGGATCGCCCCGGAACAGTCCGGAGTTGACGGCCTGATGCACCCGCTGATCGAAGGCGTCGAGGATCGCTTGCGTCGCCCGCGCGTCCGCCGGCCGCACGTGGCGCGCTGCCTGCGCATCGGCATTCATGCTGACCAGAGTCTTGCGCATCTGGTCGACGCCCTTGAGGCTGACGCCGACGATCTGCTGCGGCGGTTTCGGCTTGGTGCCGGGCGGCCAGTACAGGCCCGGCGTCGACTCGCTGCCCGGTGTAACCGGCTTGGGCGGTGCCTGCGGATCGGCGAGGTTCTGAATCTTCAAACGCGACACGCTATCGTCAATGTGTCCGATCATGCGGGTCGCAACCGGCATGTCGCCGGCATCGTTGTTGATGATGACCGGCTGTTGTCCGCGCTTTGTCGGGTTGGTGAGATCGTTTTTGATGTTGCCGCCCATGTCCTCAAAAGCGGTCGAACTGATTTCGCCGGGGAACAGCTTGGCATTCTCGTAAGCCGCCGTCGCGGCTTGCTGGGCCGCCGCCGCCTTGCGCTGCACACCCTTTTGAATAATTTCGCCGGCTTCCGATGGCGTCGTGGCGACGCGCTGGCCTTCATGGAATTGCGACAGATAATCGAGCCGTTTCGACACATCGCCCTTGGCGGCCTCAAGCAAATCTTTGGTCTGATCCTGATAGGCTCCGATGTGTTCCTTGCCGGCGGTGCCGACGATCTGCGGGACCTCGCCTTGCGGCGTCGGCACGCGAAATTCGCCGAAATGCGGACGTTCCGGCATTGCCACAGCCGGACGCGGGCCGGGCTTCATCGCCAGCATCGCCTTGTCAACGTCCTGCTTTGTTTGTTCGTAACCGCCCGGCGTTTGCAGGATCGCTTCGGCCTCATGGCCGTACAGCGATTTCAGCGCGCCCGTAATCGGCGGCAAGAGGCTGCCCATGTACATGGCCGAACCCAGCGCCTCGACGCCGCGCCCGATGCCGCGCCCGATTTCCGGCACGCGCGAGATAAAGCCGCGCGGATCGGATAGCGGACTTGGCACGGTTTCGGCGCCGGCACCACGGGCCCATTCGCCGAATTGTTTGATCGGCTGGTAAGCCGACTGATACTCACGGCCGATCTCAAACGGAATATCGGTGATGCCGTAGCGCGCTTCCTGACCGCGCGACGGGCGATGCTGCATTTCGTATTGCTGCATCTGCTTGAGAATGTCAGCGTGCGGCGTGTCCTTCGGGAAGGAAATTTCGGCGCCGTCTTTGGCCGTAACCACAATGTCATCGTCGGCCATGGCTCACTGCGGGACCAACTGCCCGCCCTCATAACGGAACCGTTTCTGCACCCCGGAGGCCCCGGAGTCCAACTCCCGCTTTGCTTGCTGCATCGCCGAAACCGTGTCCGGCAACAGAAAGCGGTCAAAGTCGGTGCGATCCGAGTTGGCCGTGTACGTCTGTTTCTGCGACTGCAATTGGCGCTCCGCCAAGCCCATATAGTGGTTGATGACATCGTTCAATTGTTTGTAGTTGAGGGCCCGCCCAAGACGTTCCTGCACTTCGGCGCGATCAAACACACCGCCGCCGCCGACAATGGCCTTGACCAATTCGTCGCCAACGATGTCACGCACGGCGTTGAAACTGGCGGGTGCCGTCTGCCCGGCCCAATTCTCCTCAAAGTAATTCTTGGCCGCGTTGATGGCTTTCGGCTCTTTGTTGTCCAGCGCGGTAGCCACACCGCGCAACAGCGACAGGTGGCCCACCACGTTGTTCATGGCGGTGACGATCTTGCCATTCGGACCCTGCGGCGCGAACGCCTTTTCGGTCATCAGCTTCGACTCGGGTGTGGCGTGGCCGCCGGCCGGCGGCGTGGTCATCGCCTCCATGCGCCCGGTTGTGGTCGCACCCGAACGCTCCTTGTTGTAGTCGGTCGCGTTGTAGTCGGGCTTGATCTCCGCAACGCGCTTCATCGTCGCGCGGCTGACCGGATCGGTGCCCAGCATCGGCGGCATTTCAAGCCGCGCGATTTTTTGGGCGCGATCCTCATCAATGGTCACTGGCGCATCGGCGCGGCCCGTTGTCTGTGCGCTGGTTTTTCCCTTGTAATAATCGTCAATGTTGTAATCCGGCTTGATCTGCACCACGCGATCCATGGTCGCGCGATCCTTGGGATTGCTGCCCAGCACGGGCGGCAGTTCAAGCTTGGCGATCTTCTGGGCGCGATCCTCATCAGGTTCGGCGGTCGCCGCCGCGCGGCCTTCGGTGCCGGCCTGCGTGTGCTTCTTGTAATACTCACTGACCTGATAGTCCGGGTATTGCCGATAAACTTCATCCATGATCGCGCGGTTCTGTGGATTACGAACCGACATCGTAAGCGGCGGCGCCCGATAGGTGCCGATGGCCTCGATTTGTGTTTGGTCAGCCTGACCAACAGCACCTTGCCCGGTGCCATACAAAATATCGTCCTTGCGTTGCTCCTCCCGCAGCCGGCCACGTTGCACGTTCAATTCATCTTGGCGCAGTTGCATTTCGACCTGTTTCCATTCGATCTGCGACTGACTGTTCATCAGCGGAAGCCAACGCGACACCGCCGCCGCGAACGCGGCCGGCGAGGCGTGCGGGTTTGCCTCCATGGTCTTTTGCAGGATCATGCGCCAGTCCAGGCCCTGCGGCATGGCGGGCTGCTGTTGACCGCCGGGAGGCGTTTGCTGGCCGGGCGGTGCAGCCCCGGCCTGTTGCTGCGGCGGCACAGGCGGCGGCTGTGGCGGCGGCGCGACCCGCTGCAACGCGATTGGATTCGGCGGCGGTTGACCGCTACCCGGTTGGCTACCGGGTGGGCCACCGCCGGGCACGGGCGGAAAGTTGGTGTTGCCGAACATCGGCGGGCCGCGACCGACCTGCATCGGCCCCGCTGGCTGCATCACGTTCGGCTGCGATGGCGGCTGATAGTTGAACCCAAGCTGCGGGTCGCCGGGGCCGGGCGGCGGCTGCAGCGGACCCGGCGGAGCGCCCGGAGGCGGGGCACCGGGCGGCATGAAACCACGGCTGCCGCCGAGCGCGGCCAAGCCACCGGGGCCCAGCGATTGCAGGATGCCGGGCACGCTTTGTTGAAAGAGGACATCGCCCTCTTGATCTTGTTGGTTGGCGTACTGCTTTTTTAGAAGGTCCTGATAACCTTCACTGGCCGCAAGCCACGGCCCGTAAAATCCGCCAACGCCGAGTCCGGTGAGGTCCGCCATCCTCAGTACCCCGGCCCATAGTTGAGGTAGCCGCCCGACGTGTATTGCGTCGGCGCGAAGTTGAAACCGGGGTTAACCGCGTTCGGCAGCGCGCCGCCGCCAAAATTAAAATTGGACTTGCTGGCGAGATTGCCAAACCCGGCAAGGCCCTGACCAATTTGGCCCTGATACATGTTCTGAATCTGCGCCTGCAACGTCGCATTTTGATTGGCGACTTGGTTCGCCTGATTGCCGGCCTGAATATAATTCAGATAGTCGGCGATTTGTTGCTGCGGTAGCTGCGACGCGCCCATGCCGAACTGACCCAAGTTCGTCAGCGCGCCAAGCTGATTGCCACCAATTTGTTGATAAGCCGAATACGGGTAGGACGATGCCGTGAGATATTGCGCGGGCGCTGCCGCCTGCATATTGACGCCCTGACCGATCAAGCCGCCGCCGGTTTGCAGCGCGCCGCCGGCACCTTGTAGCGCCTGTATCTGGCGATTGAGTTGCGCATTCTGCCAGTCGATGTTGAAGTTTTGCAGATTGGCGTCGGTGAGCCCGGCGCCATACGGCGTTGTGCCGACGCCAGACAGCGCATTCGCCGCCTGCTGTTGCCCCAGCGTTGTCGCCAGCGTGCGCTGATAAAGTTGTTGCTGCGGATCGAAGCCGGTTTGCAGCACCGAGCCCGCGTAAGGCGTGAGGCTTTGCCCGGTGTTGATAAGGTTCTGGCCTTGGCCGTACTGACCCAGCGCCTGCAATTGCCCAAGACCGCCGGCCGTCACCGATCCGCCGAGATAGCCGCCGGCATAGGGATTGTTGACCAAGTTTTGCGTGATGCCTGTCGCCTGCGGAATGTTCGGCTGATAAAGATTGTAGCTGTTGAGGTTGCCGATGCCGCCGAGCGCGCCGCCCGACGCCTCGCCGAGTCCAGGCATCTGAAACTGCGGCGGGGCTTGCGCGCCGCTGTTACCAAACAAACCGCCAAGGCCCGACATCAGCGAACCGCCGGCCGCGACTGCGCCCAGAATGCCGCTGATACCCATCACAGCACCTTGGAATAGATTTTTTCGACGTTGCGGTATTTGAGCCGCTGAAAGATCAACTCGACGCGGCCATCGCGATAACCTGTCTTGATCGCGGCGCTGACCTTGCGAACGCCGGCCTCGCGCAACATGTCATCGTTGAAGCGAAACCAGCGCAACGCGAACAGGCCGCCGCGATACACCGGATCGAGCCAAAACATTTCCATGTCGGCGTGCGGTTCGGCGTAGTGCAGATGGCGGCAGATGATGTTGAAGATGTAGCCGGCTAATACGTTGCCGAACCGCGCTGTGGTGATTTTCAGATTGCCGGTGAGGCCCAGCGCATAATAGCGGTCCCAATCGGGCGCCAGCGGGAACGCCTTGTCTGACAATTCCTCATAGTGACGGAGGAACAGCGGCGGCAGTTCGCGCGCTATTTGCGGAAATAGCTCCTCTTGCGCCGTCAGTGTCGGCCGAACAAGTTCAAGCTTCGCGGGGGCCGATGGTGCCGGGCGTTTGCGCCGTGCCGCTGCGGGTTGACTCACTGTTTACGCTCCCGCCCTTGCATCGTGTCGAGGCGTCATCGGCGGATGGTGCGGTCTTGCGCATTCCGCTTTGATGCAAGGTTGTTTGTGACGCCGTGTTGCCTTTGCCTGAATTGCTACTCATAGCGCCGCCTTTTCGAGTCGCTTGTTGCGCGCGGATGTTTGTTTGCTGCGGTTGCCGCGCGTCGGTTCGTCGTACTTGGCCGGCGGGATGAAGCCGCCGCCGCCCGTGCCGCCTTTACGCGGCGCTTTGTTTCGACCGCTGACTTTGCGGTTGCTGCTGCGCTTCATCGGCCTTCTCCGCCTTCTGTTGTTCGGCCGCCGCTTTGTCGGCCGCGTCCTTGGCTTTCTTGGCCTCCGCCGCAAGCTGCGCCTCGCCATCGGCGATCACCTTGGCGACCGCAGGGTTGGCCTTGAGCTTGCGCATGTCGGCTTCAAGTGCGTCGATTCGGTCGAGGACCATGACATCACCCCATCGCTGGCAGGCGGTTTTGCCGGACTATAGACCCCACCTGTTGTGTCGGCAATGGCCGAAGCCACAAGATATGGGGCCTTACAATCACAGCTTGACGATTTTGTACACAAATTGAAGGGGTTGAATTGTAGGCAAGCCGGCGGCGCCGCCGGGCAGCGTGACATTGCCGCCCATGGTGACTTGCAAGCCGGCGCCAGTGCCGACGTAGTTCGACCACGGATCGGTGCCGCGACTGGTGCCGCTGACCACCAAATTCGAGTCGCCGTTGGAACAGCCGGTCGTGGTCAGGGTGTTGCAGATCGCGACGGTCGGATTGTAGCTGCCAGTCAGGCCCGTGGCCGGGATGGTGACAACCGGCAACTCCGCTTGCGAGATTGTTTGTTGCTGCACGCCGCACAACGCGCCCAACACCGTATGTTGGGCGGCGCAAATCGACAGCCGGTTCGCGTTGCCATTGCTGCCCTGGTTATCGAGCCCCACCATGGCGTTGCCGCGACCGTCCGGCAGCGCGAACAATCCGGCGCCGCAAGAGCCAAAGTTCGTGCCAATCACCGCGAACAGCGCCGAAAAGCTTGTCTGCGACACACAGCTACCGTCCATCACCAGCCAGCCGGCGGGCGGCGTGCCGGTGTAGTCCATGACCTCGCCAACCATGTCGCGATGGCAGGACAGGCACTGAAATTGCGTGCCGTCATATTGTACCATCACCTGATCGTTGGCGTTGATTTCGCCGCCGACGAAATTAAGCGGCCCAAGTTGGGTATGACGGAACACCGTCAGTACACCGGTCCCGCCGACGTTAAGCGTGAAATTTCCGGTGTTACTGAATCCAGCAAAGAAGGTGACGATGTTGCCCGGCGACAGCACAAAGCCCGGCACAGTCGAACCAACAACCTGCGCATTGGCCGATCCGGTCGACGTGCCGCCGACATAAACCGGCGTGCCGCCGGCCGACTTCGGGATCGGCGTGGTCAGGCCGTTGAGCGACGTGATGTCGGAATTAGCGCCGGCCGCAGCGGCGTTGCCCAGGCACGCCACCAACGCGTTGTAGTTCGCCATGACTTGCGTAGCGTCGGCGGGCTGGCCGTTCTGAATGTTGAATGGCAGCACGCACGACACCCCAGCGAGCGCGGGTGAGGCGAGAAGCGATAGCAGCAACGCGAGAACGTATTTCATGCTGCGGCCTGTGTGTTGGTGAGTTGACGCAAGGGTTGATAGCGCATGTGCAGCGCGCCGACGCGCAACGTCGCGGCCGATTGCCCGGTCGCCGTCACCGTCATGCGCGCGAATACAATCGGCAGCGTCCATTTCAGTTGGTAGGGCGCCAGCACCGAAACGGCACCGCCGCCCCATGTTGCCGAACCCCATGTAAAGCCGCCCCAAATGACTGCCGACGTGGTGACCGGCGAGATCGACACCTGATTCATGACCGAGCCATTTTGATCGGCCGCATTGATGACGATGGGTGGGCTGGTCGGCGGCAGCGCCAAATCAAGCGTCGATTCGGTCATGCAGTTGTTGGTGATTTCGTCGGTGTCGGGCAGCAACGTTGATCCGAACGTCCATTGCAAATTTGTGCCGTTTTCCACAAACTGCGACGTGGCCGATTGATACACGTCGGACTGCCAAAGCTGACCCGGCACAGCGGTTGGCTGCATGATGAACGTCTGCTGATAGGGGACAATCAGCGACGCGGTTGACGTGTGCGGCCCGGTCCAGATGCCACGGCCGAAGTCAAACCAATACTCTTGCTGCGGATTGTTTGACAGGTTGCCGTTCTGCGTGGTGATCCGCATGACGTTGGCATTGCACGCCGCACACACCCGAGACGGCACCACGGAGAAGATAAACGGCACACAGATGCCTTTGCCATCGAGGCCGATGGGGTCGCTGACATTGGCGTTGAAGTCGATAATGCGGACGCCATCCTGCGCCATGAAGGCGAGGCCCTTCGGCGTCGCATGAATGCTGTTTGGCGCCAGCGTGCCGGTCGCGACGTTGAGGGTGTTGATTGCCAGCGGCGGCCCGCTGAAATTTTGTGCGTTGGTCGGCGACCCAAAGATCGGATCGCCCGTGATCTGATACATGACCGTTGTGTTTTTGAACACGATCAACGATTGAATGATGCCGCCGAGTTGGTTCGACAGCGGCAGCGCGCCGAGTGCGGTCAGTGGCACGTTGTCGTTGAAGGTCAGAACGTTGGTGGCGACGGTCGCAGTTGACGTGAACATCGTGGCATTGAGCGCGTCAGAGAACAGCACAGCCGGCGCATTGATGGCGTTGTGAATGTAATAGGCGCGATTGAAAAACTGCCTCACCGCGATAGGTGCAATGGTGAACACCGAGCCGCCAGCGCCGCCAAGCGTCAGGTTGCCGGCATTCCAAACCGGCGCAGTCGGTGTCGAAATATCGAACCAACCAACAAAGTTGCCGCCGGTGCCGACAAAGCCTTGGTGACACACCATCAGCTTGGTGCCGATCACGTCCATTTGCGGCGGCACCCACGCACCCGTCGCCGCCAGCGTTTGCGGCAGCGTCGTGGCGTTCTGTGTGCCGGTCACCGGGATTTGCGTGTTGGTGACAAGGTTGAAGGCGAACGGCGAGTCAAAGCCGGCGAGGCCACCCGATGGATTGGCAACCATGCCGTACACAATGCCGCCGACTTGCTTCATGACCGAGATCGGGCCGCGCGTCGTGGGGCCGCCGCCAAAGCCGCCAGAGAAGCCGCCAGAGAAGCCGCCGGAAAATGCGCCACCAAAGAAGTCGAAAATCTTTTGCGCCGCTGGGCGGCATTGCCACAGCCGCGCCGTCGAGGGGTCGGGGATCAAGTTTTGCAGCGACAGCATCGAGCCATCGAAGGCATCCGACGCGTCGAGTGCATCGGACAGGCCCTTACCGCGCCAAGTGACGGGTTTAGAATTGCGTTGCACTATGACGCCCCGTTCGATTGACAGATGTAGTTGAGCGTCAAGCTGGTCAGCGAGGTCCCGCCGATGGTCAGTTGCGTGGTCGAGGTATTGACCGTTGGCGCCGCGACGGCGGTCGGACTTGAGAAGGTACAAACCGGGGCGGTGCCCCACGGCTTGGCGAAGTTCATGACGCAAGAGGACAGCGCGCCGGAACCGGCTGTGATGCTGCCCACATTGTCATTGCCGGACACCGATGGCGTGGTGCCGCATGTGCTGATTGTCGGCGCTGCCCCGGAAAAGATATTGAGAAAATGGCCGTCGCCGTGAAAACGAGCCACGCTGAAAAAGTTGGTTGTGGTCGGCAGGGTTGCTACCACATCGCAGTAAGTGCCGTTAGCCGAAGGCGTGAACGCTTCCGCAGTGAAGCAAGCAACGCGCGCCTTGTTGCTGGCGATGGTGCTGCCGGTCCAGCCACCCCACGACAGGCGGCCGATTTCCTCGTTGGCACCAAGCGCCAGCGGCGATGCGTTGGTGCCGTCAAAGCGCACGTGACCGGTGACGGCTTGCAGGCCAAAAGAAATTGCCGTCCAGCCGCCGCTGGTCGCATCGGGCAAGGTCAAGACACCGCCGGCAATGCCGGTCCCGCGTTCGGTCGGGGTCGCGTTCTCAAAAATTTCAAGCCCGGTGACCGGTGCTGCCGTGCCAACGCCAAGCCGATGGTTGGTCGCGTCATAAAAAAGATTGGCGTTGTCTTGGCTGTACACGCCACCCGCGCCCGCGAACGGCACCGAACCTTGCGTGAATTGCGTCTTGGTGCCGGTGCCGCCGCTTTGCGGCGGGATCGCCGTCGTCAGATAGTCAGTCAGTACGTCGGTCGTGGCAAAGCCGACAAGCGTTGCCGGCAAGCTGCCGGGAAACACCGCGTTGATGCCGGCGCCAGCCGTCTGCACGTTGCTTGAGCCGGACAGCGCGGCGCGCACGCCGGTAACGCTGGCGCCGCCGCCAAGCGTAAAGGAACTGGCGTTCGCGCCGGTCACAGTGGCATTGCCACTGAGATTGACGGTCGCCGTATAGGTGATGGCAGTGGCCGGCGGAACACAGATAGTTTGCGGCAGAGTCGGCGGCGTGCCGGTCGAAAGCGCAAAGGTCGCGTTATCCTGCATCTTGAGGAAATTGCCGGCGCCACCCAACAGCGTTGCGCCGCAGGTCGCGGCAACGTTCATGCTGCCGTTCTGCATCAAAAACACTTGCGCGGCGGACGCGTTGAATGCACCAAACGACACGCCGGAAAGGTCAACGACACTTTGTTGATCGACGCCGACGCCGATCAACGCCGAGCCTTGGTCAACGATTTCGAGGCTGGTCAGGACCAAGCTGCATTTGTCTCTGGCGACGATGGCCGCGCCGCCATTGACCGCTTGGATTTGCGCCGCCGTGGGCGCGTTGTTATCGCCGTTAATAAACAGCCCGTTGCGGCCGATGTTGGCACCGGTCGAGGAACATTGCGCGCCGCCGGGGTCGGTGCCGTGCGCAAGGTTGATGGTCGGGGTATGACCGCCATAGTCGAACGTGTTGGAGATCACCGCCATGGCGACCTGCAACGTGGCGAACGGCGTTGCCGGATTTTCCGCCTGGATCGCCGTCACCGAATTGCTGCCGGGGCCGCAGGTCAGCGCGCCCGTGATGCCACACGTCGCCGAACCGACTGTGTTCGGGTTCACATAGAACGTGGTGTCGGCCAGCATCAGAATGCGCGACGCGCCGCCGAACATGGTCGCGTTCATATTCAGCAACACTTGCCGCACGTCGAACGGCGTAATGGCGCCGACGTTATTGTCCGGCAGCAAGCACGTCGGTTGCGTGCAACCGGTCGTGCCAATGAGCGTATTGAGTTGGCTTTGCGTCATGACGCTGCCGGTCTGTGCCAGCGCGACGGACGGCAACAGCGACAGCAACAGCGCGGCCAGAAGCTTTCTCATGTCACCATCCGATGCTCTTGGTGTTGCGCAGCCGGTCAAACGATGTGCCGAAGCGGCGGCGATCCAGCGTCACCTGTTGGGCGCGGTCGCCTTTGTCGTCTTTCATTTGCAGATACTTTCGCAGGATCACGGCGGACCCTTGCGGGTGCGCGTCCTCATCGGCCGATAGCATCGCGTCGGCGCGCTCATCGTCCGATAGCTGCATCAGCCGCCCGGCGGTTTCCGTGACCAAATAAGTTTGGTTGGGAAACCACGGAATGACGCTTGAGGTTTCCGGCGTGGCGATGTCGGGCATTTGCGAGAAGTAATAGAGGAACGCCTGATAGGCGCCGGACGGCACCTGCCAAAACAGCATGACGGGCACCAAGGCGCCGCCCGATCCGGTCTGCGAATTTGCCGCGCCGGTCAGGCTCATATCGGTCGCAAAAAACACCGGGAAGTTCGACAAGCCGGCCTGTTCGACCAACATGTTGAACTCCTCGACCTGATCGCACGGGATCATCGGGTAAGGGACGCCGCTGATGACGTAATAGTTGCCGTTGCGAATGCAGCGCAGATAGTCCGGCGGCAGGTTCATGTACGCCTGCCCGGCGCTGTTGATCTGCGATGTCGGCAGCGTGAAATTGAACTGCTTGCGCGCCAGCGCGAAGTCGTAAGTCTGACAGAGATCGGAAAGCGTCTTATTGAGGATTTGCCCGGCCTGCGACGTGAAGCCCGGCACCCGCGCTATCTGACACGCTTGCGAAACGATTTGCGCGCTGGTCAGCGGCATCACGCATCCCCGGCAATCTTTCGCTCAAGTTCGGCGATGGTCGCCTTGAACCCCGGAATCACATCCTCAATCAGTCGCTTGAGGTTTTGGTCGTGGTTGTCGAGCGCCGCCGCCTGCGATCCAGTCGGCTTAAAGTCGCCTTTGCGGCCGGATGTCGCCCAATGACCACGCATCGAGGATTCCGCCACCGCGCGCCGTTCGCGTTCGTCGGCAAGCTGCTTTTCAGCGTTGCGGAGTTGGATGTGCGCGCTTTCGAGAATCTGAATGTCATTTTGCCGATCCAGCCGAGCGCGCACCTTGTCGATGTATTTGTCCATGTCGGCCGGCATCATGTCGGCCGGCACGCCGAACGTGACTTCCATGGTGTTGTTCGGCCCGACTTGGCCGCCGAGACGAAACACGAATGCCGGCGCTGCGCCGTTTTTTTCGTCGGTCATTGCCGCATGTTTCCGGTCGTGGTGACGTTGCCGTGCGGCGTGATGACCTGACCGGTTTTCATCGACATCTGCCGGTGCAGCGCGTTCAGCGTGAGCCGCGATTTGCCTTCGCGCCATTCGCGCTCATGGCGCCACGTCGCTTGCTGGATTTCCGCCATGCAGCGCGCCTGCGAATACGGCACTTCATAGGTCACGCCGTGAAAGTACAGCGAACCGTTGATGGCGATGTAGGGCGCATACTCGGCGAGGTCGACCGTAAAATCCTCCAAAACCTCCTGCGGTTCGTATTCGCGTTGCTCCTCGCGGATCGCGGCTTTCAGATAAGCTTCGGTCGCGTCTTTCTTGCGCGACTCGGCGACCTGTTCGCGGGCCCGCTTGCGGATTTCCGCTTTCTCCTCATCGGTGAGGATTTCGGCGGCCATGATCCGTTTTTCGATGTCTTTGAGGATTTCGTTTTTGGTGCGAGCCATGGAGCCTCACGAATGCGTGTAGGGACCGTTAGCGGCAGCGTCGCCCGACAATAGGATCGGCCAGCCGGTCGTGGTGTCCCAGCAAACAAAGTCGCCGGGCCGACACACAAGCTGGCCCCGGTTCGGGATGGTCAGCAGGCCCTGCTTGATGTAGGCGGCATTGATCCGGGGCCGGTTGGTGCCCTGGCCGGTAATCAGGCCGGTCGTGGCAACGTTGCCCTGCGGCGCGGTGTAACCGGGCGGATCGCCGCGAAGCTGGGTTATCAGCGTCGCGAGGTCCGCCGGGATGATGTCGTTGAAGCCGACAACGAACGCCGACAGCGAGGTCGTTGCGTTTGAGCCGAGCGTGCGCAGTGCCATCAACCGCCTCCGGTCGCAAAGCCTTGGACGCGCGCTTGCAGGGCGGCGTTGTCGAATTGCGCCGTCGCGTCGGCCGAAAGCGTCGCCATCAACGCGGTCACGTCCGAGTTGGTGAAGGTGTTCGATACCGGCGTCTGCGATCCGCCCGAACCGAAGATGGTTAGGGTCTGCGCATTGCCGCCGGTATCGGCGAGTGGCGGCAGGGCGTTCTGGCCAAGTCCTTCGCCCGGAGGCACGAAATCGACCGAGATTTTCCAACGGAGTCGATACGGCATCGCTGTGCCTCCTATTACCCAAAGGTGGCGTTGAACGCCGATGTGCTTTCGATCCGCATGGCAAATTGCACATTCTGAATCAGCGTGCCGTAAAAGGCTTTCCAGCCCACCACGCGCAACTGATTCAGGGGATCGGATTTGTCGGCGTCTTTCAGATAGGTGAACTTCACGTCATCGAGCATCACTTGGCCGTAAGAGCCGCGACCAAAGATGAACGTCGGATAGACGGTCACGCCGGTTGCCGGCGCGGCCGGCGGAATCTGGAACGCGCCAATGCCGCTGATGGTGATGGCGGTGTTGGGCGGAATCTGCACGGCTTGGCCCTGCAACGGTCCCGAAGTCGGGCCGGCAGTGGTCACGCCAAGATTGACCGGCGACTGACCGTTGCCGATATAGACATTGTAGGTGTAGCCTTGCGTCGATGGCGTCGTCAGCAAAATGTTGGCCGGGCTGGTGACCGACAAGCCGGTCTGCGTCTGCGACACCAGCGCCTCGTATTGGTTCTGCGTGTCCGACGCGGTGACGATGACCTGATAGGTGCCAGTCGGCAGCGAGCCGCCAGTGCCCGACGATGTTGCAGTCGGCGCCGCGATGCCGGTCCACGTCGGACACATGTTCGACCACGTGAATCGGATGCCGGACCACTCGCCGAGTTCAAAGTTGTACAGGCGATTGATGTCGGACTGCGACCACGCATATTGGATCGCCTGATTTTCGCGAAGATCGGCGACCGGGAACGGGTGCAGCACCGCCACATAGTGCGGCATCGCACGCGGGTTTGAGGACGCGCGCTGGCCGCCGGCATTGGCATCAAGCTTGGTGTCGGTCAGTTCATCGCCCATGTAGCGGGGCGAGCCGATATTTTGCAGCATCGCATAGCTGCGATTGAGTTCATGGGTATTCATCACGTCGCCGGCCACCAGCGCGCCGCGCGAACCGCGCGAGTTCACGTAGTTGACCTGCGTGAAACCCATCAGGTTGTTGAAGGTATTGCGTTCAAGCGTTTCCGCGACTTGCAACCCCATCAACTCAATCGCTTTCTTGAACAGCGGATGCTTGATGGTGAGTTCGGCAACGTCGGTGATGGTGATCTTGTCACCCCACTGCAACGCGGTTGCCGTGACCTGCTGGATGGTCATCAACTCGCCAACCGGCGGCACGCCTTCGGACAGCGGCGCATAGGGCAGCGGCACACGGTTGTAGCGGGTGGCGGTGTAGGTGACGCCGCGCCCTTTCGGCAAGGTCAGCGGGTCGCCGAACTGATAAACGACAAGCTGCTTGCGCGTCAGCGGCAGGGTCTTGTCGGCGATATAGGATTCGATGTCAGCCGAAAAGCTGGTCGAGACGTTCGTGGGCATGGCGTCGCTCCGTCAAATTTGGACGTTTTCGAGCCGACGTTCCACGCTGCTTTGCTGCCGACGATCTGCCGTCGTATCGGAGCCTGAGTTCGATGGACGGACCCGCTGGCCGCGCACGCGCTGCGCTGCCTGTGCCACGTCCCGCCGGCCTTCTTTGGTCCCGCGTCGCTCAAGGGCGGCCTCGCCAATGAGGAATTTCAGGATCACTTCGCGTTCAACGCTTTGGCCTTTTGCGCGAAGTTCGGCCAGCTTGCCTTCGACCTTCGGACCCCACTTTGCGTAAAGCGGATCAACAGCGGCTTTTGCTTGGAACGCCGTTCTGTCCGCCGTGTCGAGGTTCTGAAACTGCAACAGTTGAATCTGCTGGGTCATGCGACCCTCAGACTCGCGCTGCAACTCAAGCAGAACATCTTGCGGCGTCATCAAGGCGTGACGCTGCGCACGCGCTTCCGGCGTCTCGCCGGTTGGCCGGGCCATGCTGCGGGTGATTTCGTCCAGGCGGCGGCGGGTATCGGCTAACTCACGGTCGAGTCGCTGATTGTCGTTCCGCAGTGCCTGAAAGCGATTTTCACCGCGCGTGGGCGCCCGTCGTTCGGGTTGATCCTGTTGGCGTTCTTGATCTTGCGGTTGATCGCCGCGCGCTTCCTGTTCGGGCTGGTCTTGGGGTTGGTCACCTTGTTCGTTGGTGTCTAAACCCTCGTCCTCCAAATCAGGTTCGGCGGGCGTATCGACTTCAAGTTCAAGCTCGTCGTCAGGATCGTCGGCCATGCGTGCCCCATGGATGGGTAACGCCCATCAATCGAAGGCGGCGGGTTACGCCCGCCAATCGAACTCAAGCAACGCTTGTACGGCCATACAACATCTTGTGTCAATGGGGGGTCGCAACACTATGGATGGTAGGGTGCGGCAGCACAGGCGGCGCCGGCTTGCCACTCAAGCGATCCTTGGGCGGCTGGATCGGCCGCAGCACCGCGTTGGCGGTCGCGGCGATCTTGCGCACCGCTTCCTCCGCTTCATCGGCGCGGCGCAGGGCGGCGTCGCGCTGGCGGATCGCCTGTTCCAACGACTTGCGCAGCGTCGTGGTTTCCTCGACCAGCAACGCGGCGGTGACGCGCAACGACTCGGTTTCGGCGCGAAGCTCCGCGTTCTCGGCGAAAATATCATCGACCTTGATTTGTAGCGCGCCAGCGAGCGCGACCGCTTCGGTGCGTTCGTTCTCTAACATGTCGGACTCCTATGCGGCGGGAGGCGTCGGGTGATCGGATGGCGCGGACGGTGCCGCTGCGGCTTGTGGCGCAGCCAGCGCAATCTGCTTGAGGGTTTCATCCTTGTTGGCCGCCGAGCGCGAGGACCCAAAATAGTAGGTCACGATCATGCCGGTGAAGCCGCCGAGCGCGCCCGTCAAAGTATTGAGCACCGCCAGTTCGGCGTTATCGCCCTTCGGCGGATCAAAAAACCAAAGGAACACCACGCCGAGAAAACCGACAACGACAATGAACGCCAGAAGCTTTTGCGTATCCTGCCACGATGTTGTTGGTTCGCCATTCATGCCGGCACCCCAAGCATTCCAAGCACACGATCATGCACCGATTTTGGTTGCAGATTTTTCGGCGCGCTGGCGCCCAGCACATCGGTCTTGGCGATCAACAGCGTGTCGTTGAGTTTTTTCACGTCGGCGGAGCGCAGTTTGTCCATGGTGATGATGCCAAAATGCCCATCGCGGTCGATGCCAAGCGCGTCCTGCACACACATGGTCGCCAGATACGGGCCCACCTTGGCCTTGAGATCGAACACCAAATAGTCGGTGCCGGTCGGCAGTATTTCGCACTCAGGAACCCAATACTGTTGCCGATAGATGGCAATGAGTTCGGTGCGCGGCATGGCGCCGACATCGGCCGGCGCCAAACCAAACAAGTGCCGCCATGCGTCGTATTCGGCTTGGCAGATGCCCCACGCTGGCGGCGTGTAACCGTCCGACATGAGATATTCCAGGCACGTCTGAAAATTGATGTTCATGCCGCGCCTCGCACGCGTGGCGGGCCCAGCGCCATTTGATCGCGCGGCACCGCGCCGGGCGGAAGCTGATTACCACGTGGCGCCTGCGTTGCCGCGCCTTGGCGCGGTCCCGGCCCCCCGGCACCTTGCGGCTGCGGCGGCTGCTGCATCGCGCCCTGTTGCGCCGCCATCTGCGCCTGCTGTTTTTGCTGCATCTGCATTTGGTGGCGCATCATGTGTTCGCGCAGGAAGCCGGTGAGATCGCCGTTCTGCTGAAACTCTTGCATGTGGGCCTGCAAATGCTCCGCATCGTTGTCCAGCGGATGAACCTCCATCGGCATTCCGGCGGCGAGAATCTTGTTCTCAAAGTCGGCCTCAAGCGTCAGTTGCTTGCGGATGTCCTCAAACACACGCGGCGCGAGGCGCGGGCCAAAAACGTTTTCGACAAAGTTGGCGATGACCGGCGCAAGCTGAATGCGATAGCCGGGAAACATCTGCGGCGGGATGCCCTTGAGCATGTTGAGGCCCGCCATCTGCATCTGCATTTGCTGCTGATTGCGCGCCTGTTCGACGCCGAACCAGCGAAACTCAAAGCGGCGATCCATCTGCACCGGCTCAATGCGGTCCATGGCAATCTGCACGCCAAGCTCGCCGAACGATGGGATCAACAGGTCATCGTCGCGGAATTGATGGTCCATCCAAACGAACCATTGCAGCATCGGCGTGAGGATTTCGCCCTCAAGCGAGGTCACCGCGTCGGCGGTCGTCAGAATGTCGACTTGTTGTTCGTTGGCGATCTGCGCTTGGTTCGGTTTCTTGCCGGGCGCCGTCGCCTGTTGCGGCATCATCGCCGGGTTGATGCCCATGGTCTGAAAGATTTGATCCTTGCACGATCCGACGATGGCGAACGCCTCTTTCCACAGTTGCGGGAATTGCGCGAACTGCGTGTCTTTAGGCGAGGTTTGCCACACAGCGGCGACGTTGAGCACCATCGAACCGACGCGCGGGTTTTTTTCAGGATCGGTCATGATGATCGGCAGCAAGGCATAAGCCGCCGAGTCCATGCCCTCGTTGACCGCATCGTTGGCGGCGTACTGGATCGTTTCGACAAACTTGAGCTTGGACATGCCCTTGAATGCGCCCTGCACCTTTTCGACCGGCGAGGACAGCAACGGGATTTTGTCGCACCAATACGGATTAAGCTTGCAGCCAAGCAGCGGCGGTTCGCCACCAAAGAAGGCGCGGCAGATGCGGCGCTCGCCCTCGACTTTCAGCGTGGTCCATGTCTCATAGGCCAGCGCCATCGCCTTGCCTTCGCTGATCTGGATGCCGGCGGCGTGGGTCAGATTGCTGGATTTGTTGGGCACCTGATGTTTTTGCTTGTGGTTCATCGTGCGCAACAATTCTTGTCCGGCCTCCTTGTCGATTTCACCGTCACGGATCAATTGGCGGATTTTTGTCTTTGACCAGCGCCGGACGATGGTGACGCTGCCGCCCTGGTCGATGGCTTCCTCAATCGAGTTGGCGGTTTGCGGCAGCACCAGCACGTCGGCATCGGCGATGACCTCGACAACCGGATACTGATGCACGATTGTTTGCTCAACGATGTCATCGTATTCCTCGCCGTCGATTTCGACATCATCAACCTTGTGCCGCTTCTTGACCCGCATCGCGACGTGGCGCTGATTGCGGGCCCAGCGGATATAAAGGTTGTATTGGCCCTCGACATCGCCGTTGCGCACCAGCGACGGGATCGCATTGGTGCGCAGCCGCGCCTTGCGGATGTAAAACTCAAGCAGCGACATCAATGCGGTCGGCTTGTCCTCGGAAGCCGTCACGTCGATGTGCTTGCCGGACTGCGGAAATATCTGATTCACAAAGCGCGTCTTGCGCGCGTTGATCGCGTCGTGAACGATGGGCAGGAAGATTTTCGAGTTGCCGCTGTAAAATTGCTTGGGACCGAGCAAACAATTATAGATGTCCCAATAATCCATTTGGGCGTTGCCACGGTCCCACTGATCTGAAAATCCCTTTTCGATGTCGGCATACAGCTTGAGGCATTCTTTTTCGATGTCCTCATCGCCCGACAGTTCGCGGTCGCGCTCCTCCGTCTGCGGCGGCGGCTCAAGCCCCTCATCGTCGTCGCGGTCGTCGCGATCTTCGGCCATGCGCCGAATTTATCACGGCGAGACACTATGGGTAGTGGGCATGTTTCACGTGAAACACTACAGATGGTGGGGACGGCCGGCGCGAGCGCCGATCTGTGTTATGTGCCAGACATTGCGGCAGATTTTTATCAAGCGGCCCTTGCGCACGTGGTGCGGGAGTGGTCAGTTGGGCGCACTGCAATCCAGGCGTCCGACTGACCCGGCGCGGGGTCTTTGCGGGGAAAGCACCGAACGCCCCGCATCCCTGAATCCCCCTTGCGACCGGGCGCCATGTCGGCGCTGGACGCCGGCATCCGTCCGTAAGCGCATCTATGGTGCCGGCGGGTCGTGCGTCGGGCCGGGCCTGTCAGAGATCGCTTGTACCGGCCCGGCGCCGGCCGCACCAAACAACAACCATGCGAGGTCACAATGCCCGGACTCGGCGATGCACCGATTGAAGATAAATACCGCGAGCAAATGCAGAGACTGGCGCAGACGCTGGACGAAATCTTGAACCCGGACCAAACAAACAAAGAAACCGGCTTCTGTTTGATGATGTTCGATTTCGGTGACGGGCCCGGCCGCTGCAACTACATCAGCAATGCCAACCGTGCCGAAGTGGTGACGCTGTTGAAGGAACAGCTTGCCCGGTTCGAGGGCCAGCCGAAAATGTCGGGGCGGGCATGACCACAACGATAATTTGCTTGGGCCACGTGCCGGACGATCTTGTGCAGAAGTGGTTACAGCATCTGCGCAACTTCGATACCGCGCACCCCGGCGTGCATTTCGCCGTGGTGATGGGCGGCGGCGACATCACCATGGAGGACATGGCGACCATGCTGCGGCACAATCTCGATCCGCCGTTTCCCCACGTCGATGTCAAAAAAAATGACTGAGCCACTCTACATGTGGACGGTGTACGATCACCCGCGCGACTTCCCAAAAAGCTTTGTCGCGCGCAAATTCAGCGTGACCGCTGCCGGCGCGGCGGCAACAAGCGACGTGATTATCTCACCTGATTTGACAGCGTTACGCGAGTTGATGGCGGTCAAAGGCTTGACGTGTCTGACACGACATCCGAGCGATGACCCTGTGATTGTTGAAACGTGGCTTTAAAAACCCAGAGGGAGAGAACCGATGCCTACGAAAAAGAAAGACAAACCGGACCCGACTGACGTTTACGTCGGCGCTGCGATCCGCAAGTTTCGCATGATCGCCGGCCTGAGCCAAACCGATCTTGGCAAAGCGTTGGATGTGTCGTTTCAGCAATTGCAGAAATACGAAAAGGGCATGAACCGGGTCAGCGCCAGCAAGCTGCAAAAAATTGCCAACGCGCTGCATATGCCGGTCGCGGCCTTCTTTGAAGGCGGCCCGGATGTCGGATCGCGCAAGGCGCAACCCGATCCGTGGGGCGATCTGCTATCGACCAAGATGGGTGTCAGGCTCTGCGTCGCGTTCGCGGCCATCAGCGACCACTCGCTGCGGACGCTGATTGTCGATTTGTGCGAATGGGGTGCCGGACAATGACGTGGCTTGATCGGCTGGCAATCGCCATGCTCAATCAAGGCCGTTGCCCGGATTGCACAGAGAAGGGTTTTCGCCTTGGCCCGCGCGGCGGCGCGGCGCAAAATATCGAGTGCGCGAATCCGAAATGCCGCGCCCGCTTCAACGTCTCGCGATTTTCCGCGATGGATCATGTCGTCATCGCCGAACGCATCCCGAAGGAAAGTGAAGGTGGCGCTGCATGGTAAAAATAACCGCCAAGGGCAAAGACGGTCGCAATGTCGTGGTGCTGGGCCTCAGTCACCGCAATCTGGATAAGCTCCGCGCCGATGGCCTCAACGGCTTCATCAAGGTCATCGGCGCCGAGATCGGCATTGACTGCGACATTCTGATAACGGCGGCCGAAACGGAGGCCGCCATTGCCGAAGGCTTCAAAGACATGATCGGGCCACAGACCGACGTGAAGGTCAGCGACAGGCTCAAACAATGACCAAGAAGGAAAACCGGCGACCGAACCGGATTGTGCGGGCACGATTGCGCATTATCAGCGACATGCGAAGCGTCTTTGTCAAATGCAGCGAGGCGCAAATCCAAGTCGAAAAACTCGAAAAAGTCGGCGAAATTGACCACGATACCGCGCGAAATGTTTGGACGGCGCTGGAATCAATTTTGGGGGATGCAGAAGCCATTGTGGCCGACTGCATACCGCCAATGTCTGTAAAAGAAATTATCAGGCAAGTGCAGGGCCGGGAACCGTTGCCCGACGAACTTTCGGCGCCGCAACGGCCGACGACAAGGCGCTCTGACAAGGATTAACGCACCCTCCGGCAGCGCAGCGTACCAAACACGCTATCGGTCGACACTGTGAAGTTGTCGAGCGCCACGGCAAAGATCGTTGTTGGCGCGGCCAAGCTTTCGCGCACGATGGGCGTCAGCCAGGACATCTGCGCATTCGGCACGAACGCCGCCGTGACGTATTGCGTGGTGGCGTTGGCGGCCGAGCCGAGCGTTGCCGACGTGGTCGAAATGCCGGATGACGCCGTCGTGATCGACGTGGTTGCGCCGAAGCTCCGCACCACGTTGGCCTGACAATCCCAATCGCCCGCCGTCAGGCTCACGCTGGTCATGTTGGCACCGGTCGCCGTGGTCAGCGGCACGGCAGAGCCGCCGGCCACCGTCGAAAAAATAAACTCGCCGACGTTGCCGGCGGCGGCGTTGTCGTTGGTCGCGGTGCCGGGAATCTGGCCGGGCGTGCCGGTGATGTTGCACAGCTTGCCGGTCACATCCATGGTCAGCGGCAACAGCGCGCCAACCGTGGCATAGGGCGGCGGCGGCGAGCCGCAGACGGCAACGACTTGGGCCTGCGCTTGCGCGTGCGCGCCTGCGGTGCCGGCCAGCAAACAAATCAGCGCATACAGAAGTTTTTTCATTGGCACACCTGACCATGGATATTCTGGAACACGATTTGCAGCGAACCGACAGCGAGCGTTGCCGGCGGCGTGCCGCAGGCGGCGATGACGCGGGCGCCGCCGCCTTGCGCCTTAGTGTCGGGTTGGCAAAGCAGATAGAGC